CGACTATTGCGAGAACAACGGCATCACCGGTTTCCATTTTGTACCACTGTCCCCGCGCAACCAGGCTAAGAACCTCCGGATTAAAAAGGGGGTTACTAAGCTGTGCCGCGGCGAGATAATGCTGCATGATAGCGTCAAGAGCCTGGTGAAAGATCAGTACCGTTCCTGGAATCCCCTTAAACGGAATAACACGGACGACATTATTGATCCCATCGGATACGTGGAAGAGATGGTGACAACTTACAGCCCGTTCCTTACGCACGAGCTTGTCATCAGCGAAGCCGAACAAGTCGCTGCATCCCACAGCGCAGATCTTGATCTACCCTACTGAGGTAAACATGGCCAAATATCGCCCACCTGCACCGACACCCACAATGGGCGCCGATCGTCAGCTGACACTGACAATTGCGCAGCGCGTTCATGTACTGGAGTACGCAAAGGATTGTGCAGATCGCTTTCATATTGCGCATCCCAACTTCCGCGGAATGATGGAGTTCCGTGATCGTGCATACATTCGCCAACTGAATGTCACTGCCAAGCAGTTGGAAGCTGTGCGCAAGGGAATGGCTGGCGAGCCGACAATGGCACAGGATCTTACCGTCCCGATTATCATGCCCCAGATTGAATCCAGCGTGGCCTACAAAGCTGGAGTGTTCCTTTCTGGTGCCAGCGTTTTCGGAGTGGTTGCTCCTCCTCAATACATGGATCAAGCGCTCAAGTTTGAAACCACGCTGCAGAAGCAAGCTGAGAAGTTTGGCTGGAGCCGCAGTTTGATCCGCATTTTCCGCAATGCAGACAAGTATAACTTCGGCCCTGCAATCGTGGATTGGAAGCGTGTTCCAGTTCGCCAGATTCAGGAAGGTGACATTGCCAACGCGCAAACCCGTGGCACCACCAGTGTCAAGCACGGCACGTACGAAGGCAACCAGATTCGTGCAGTGGATCCCTACAACTGTTTTTACGATCCTCTCGTTCTTCCTGGCAACATGCACCAGGATGGCGAGTTCTTCGGCGAAAATGAGCTGATGACGCGGATCGCGTTCAAGCGCTTCGTTGCAGGTTTGGATCCTCGTAAGACAACTCAGTTGAAGGAAGCGTACGAATCAAGCTATTCCGGCTACGTTGGTCAGGGTACTGGTTCCCGTTCGTACGACTACTACATCCCTTCCATCAACCGCTACTACTCCATGGATGCGCTGGCACGCGCTGGCGCTACCAACTGGGGGAAGTGGAGCGGCCTGGACAAGAGCGGCAACAACGATATCAACTATCAGGACAAGTATATGGTTACGACCATGTATTGCCGTGCTTGCCCCAGCGACTTCAACGGCAAAGGAAACTTGCCTGCTGTCTACAAGTTCCACATCGTCAACTGGAAAGTTGTTATCTACGCTGAGCTGATTGAATCCGCGCATGACTACTTGCCGTGCTTGATCATGACTCCGCAAGATGACGGTTTGGGCGTGCAGACTCCCAGCAAGTTGGACAACTCCATTCCATACCAGGACATGGCCAGCGGTATGTGGAATATGACGATGGAATCTGCACGCCGTCGCGTGTTTGACCGCATCGTTTACAACGCACACCACATCGACAAGAAAGATATTGATCCTGCTGCTGCTGTTTCCCGCATCCCCGTGCGTAACGCAGCCATGATGAACTTCGACATCAACCGGGCGCTGCACAAGATTCCTTACGAGGACAGCGCGCCGACTCTTGGCATTCAGGCCAGCCAGTATATTTCCCAGATGGCTGATGAAGCTGCGGGCCAGAACCGTGTTTCTCGTGGTCAGTTCCAGAAGGGAAATAAAACCACCACCGAGTTTGAAACCACGCAAGACAACAGCAATGCTCGCCAGCAGCTGGAGGCTGTTGTTGTGGAGCAGCAGTTCATGATTCCCTGTAAGGAGATTGTCAAGTCGAACACGCTGCAAAACCAGGCCACGGAAACCATCTACAACCGCGATGCTGATAAGGTTCTCGACATTGATCCTGCGGAATTGCGCAAGGCAATTCTGGAGTTCGAGTTGACGGATGGTGTTCTTCCTGCGGACAAGCTTATGAATCCTCAAGTCATGCAAGTGTTCATGCAGACCGCGCAAGCACTGCCAACAATCACCACGGAATACGACGTTCTTGGTATGTTCTTGTACTGGTGCAAACTCAAGGGCGCCAAGTGGCTGGGCGATTTCAAGCTGGATGCCAATGGCCAAGCTGGTGCAATGGCTCGTTTGCAGCAAGTCTCTGCCGCACGCAGCTCTAGCCCAACTGATGGCGCACAGCAACAGGCGCTGCAAGCTCAAGCTGCACAAGCAACTCAAGCCGCTGCGCAGCCGCAAGGAGGCCAGCAATGACGCCGGATCTTTCTTGCCCATTCCAGCAGTGGAATCTTAACGAGCAGGAAACCAGAGCGGCACTCAGCAGCCACCTGCTCTTGGCATACTTGCAAAACAAGCGCGCCATTTCCGCATCCATTTTCGTTACCAGCTTCGCAACCGCGGCTCCTGGAACGATGGACAAGGAAAAAGAACTCATCAACATCGAGCGCAATCGTGCTCAGTTGCAAATCTTGGATGAACTTATTAACGAGTGCATCGAAGCTGTGGAGGCCGTGCATCAGGAGCGGCAGCCACAACAACCTCAAAACCCTGAAGATCCCAACTTTTAATTGGAGCAAAACATGAGCTGGATGAACAACCCCTTTTCCCGTCCCAACGGTGGCCCTTCGCCTGCACCTGCTGGCCAACAAGGTTCTTCGCAGCGCCAACCAACGCAGCAAGCGTCTGATCAGCAACAAGGTGGCCCGCAGAATCCTCAGTTCCAGACTCAAAGTGGTGCTCCACAGCCCAATACCAATCCTGGCCAGCCCGGCACGCAGCAACACACTCCGCTGGATGAGTTGCAGCGCCAGATCTGGGGCAATCCTGGCCAACAACAGGGCGAGCAACAACAGCAACAACCTGGCATGCCAGCTTACGATGGCTACACGGTTCCATGGGATGGTGGCCAAGTCAATCAAGCGCTGCAGCGTGTCAACTTCATGCAAGGTGTGAATCCTGAAACCATGCAAAAGCTGCAAGCTGGTGATCTTTCCGTGCTGCCAGAGCTCATGAACCACGTCGGCCGCCAAGCCTACACGATGGCAGCACAAACTGCGCACGGTTTTGTGGATCGCGGCGTCAAAACTGGCTTGGATCGTTTTGGCGGCACACTTGATGACCGCTTCAAGGATTACGAAGTTCGCGGGCAAACTCCTGATGATGAGCTGATCGCTAACCCGGCCAATGCTCCCATCTTTGAAATGCTGAAGTCCCAAGTGCAGCGGAACAATCCGAACTACACTCCGAAGCAGATCAAGGAGACGGCAACCAGCTGGTTCAAAGAGATGACAAACTCCATGGCATCTCGTGATCAGCGTCAAACCCAAAACAACTCCCAACAGCAAAGCAAAAACTGGGCTGCAGAGTATGGTCTGGAAGATCAGCAAGGAAACCCGGCGGCAGGTTTGCCAGGTTCCCAAGCGTTCCAGGCTCCACAAGGCGGCAATTTCAGCAATGGTTTCTGATCCACTTTTCTAGGAGAAATTCCTCATGGCAACCAATCTCATCACCACGCAGAGCATCCCTCGCGGCCTGATGCGTCAATCGTTCTCCGCAATGATTGCACGCCTCATGCCCATGGGCGGCGCTCCTTTGTTCGGTCTGACGTCTTTGCTTCCCGAAGCCAACGTGCTCAGTTTCGAGCACGGCTACTGGACGAAAGTCATGTCCTTCCCGCAAGTCAAGGTCAATTCTGGTACCACGGCAACCGTCGCGGGCACTGACGTCACCTTGAACGTTGTTGCTGACAGCACCAGCAATTACGGCGCCAACACCAATGGCAACAACATCGTTTTGGGCGACCTGATGATGGACGACCAAACGTATGAAGTCATGCGTGTGGTTTCTGTCAGCTTGGCCGGCAACGGCGCCGGTACCATCACCGTGCGTCGCGGCCACAGCAACACATTCATGGTTGACGCCAACACGCTGGTAGCTGTCAACAACAGCACGGAAAACCTGTATCCTGGCGTTTCGGGCTTCCCAGCTCCAACTGCCACAGCTGCTGGTATTCCTGCCGCCACTGGCAACACCACTCGTGCCATCACGCTGATCCAAATGGGCAACGCGTTCGAAGAAGCTTCGACTCGTCCCACTGCTGTTTCGTTGGTTGCTCAGCGCACCAGCAACTACACGCAGATTTTCCGTAACTCCTGGGCGGTTTCCAAGACGCTGGCTGCTTCACAGTTGCTGGCTGGCGACTCCCCTGTTGCAGAATCCAAGCGTGATTGTGGCGCGTTCCACGCACTGGCCATTGAGAAGAACCTGTTCTTCGGTCAGAAGTCGTTGACCACCGTGAACAATCAACCGTTCCACACCATGGACGGCATCTTGAACGTGATCGCCAACAACGCTCCTGGAAACATCACCACGCTGGGTGCGGGTGCTGGCGGTGGCACCACCTGGACGGACTTGGAAGCTGCGATGGACAAAACCCTGCAAGTTTCCAACGGCCCCCAAGGTGGCAACGTTCGCACGATCTTCTGCGGCGGCTTGGCGAAGCGTGGCTTCACTGACATTGCCAAGAAGAATTCCAACTACAACGTGGAGCAAGATGGCCCTGCCAACCAGCTCACCGAGTGGGGCCTGGAAGTCACCCGTTTGCGTACGGCACGCGGTAAGTTCGAGATCATCGAACATCCGCTGTTCAACGCTTACGGCAGCAACTCGCCACTGGCCAAGTTGGCTGTTGTGGTCGACTTGTCTGCTCTGCGTTGCGGCTACTTGCGCCGCACTGCTGAAGATCTGTACAACGAGCGCGGTGCTGTTGTCGATTCCAGCATTGACGCACAAGGCGGAGTGCTGACCACGGAACTCACGATGGAAATCATGAACCCCGGCGCGTTCGGGATCTTGAAGAACATCAACAACATTGGCCTGGCAGGCTAATTTCCGGGGCTTGGCCGGGGGCTGCGGCTCCCGGTCTTTTTTCTTATTTAGGAGTCATCATGACTGAAAAAGCGAAAGACGTGCAACTGGATCTGGAAGACTACATCGACGGTGTCATCACTTCGGCGGCTCCGGGTACTCCTGATTCCGTGACCTTCCTGACCACTTCCCCATTCCAATCCGTCCACGCCGATGGTGGTTTTGTGATCCAGTTCGCTGGGCGCCAATTTACCTCGACGCATCCCCGTGTCACCGCC